TATGTACATAAAGACCCTGTGAAGTCAGCAAAAATGCTTATTGATAAGCATGTTTGTAAAATGATTATAGAATCAGCACAAATGCTATCTACTGCTCACAGATTACTAGAAGGTATAGAGTGGACAGATTATTCTAAAAATGGTCGTAAGATTAAAAGATGGCGACTAGAGAATAAATCACACGAAGATATTATTTACAAAGCCTCACACATAAAACACCCTAGTACAGTTTGGGTTATGGCTTCAGCATATAACTATAATTGGTTGTATAGACATATGATTGCTTTGAATGATGAATTTAAATTAAGATACAATCATATAGAAGACCATATGACAATTAGAAAACTAGGTAAGATATTAAACAATCCACCAAAAAACATATCTTTAACTACAATGCAAACAGATCCTACTCCAGCAATGCCTGATGAGTGTAAGATACCAGGTGATGTAGTTGGCTCGTATAGAAAGTATTATGTAATGAAGAAACAAGCTATGGCATCGTGGAAGGCGCCATCAACCCCACCAGAATGGTATACGAAAGGTTTACAAAATGGATTATGAAGAAGTTGAAAAACTGTCTTTAGAAGAATCTAAAAGACAAACAAAAGAACGAAAAGAAAGTGGACTAAATATGATACGACAATTTACATTTGAGGAAAAGAAATTATTGTGGGACGGATTACGAGAAGATAAGAAAGATAGACATTTAGAATCTTTTAGTGATGATTTAAGAAATAGTATTATTAAAAAAGTAAAGGAAAAAAATGATTAGAGAAGCATTAATAAAAAAACTAGAAGGTGATATCGCTGTTGCTGAAGCAGATTTAAGAACTTTCTTAGCGTCACCAATTGGTGTTGCTGAACATATTGATTACGTATTAACAGCAGAGAAGAAGACAGAAGTATTAGCACATGCTAAAGATAAGCTAGAGGCAATCAAAAACCTTTAATGCCAATATATACATTTTATAATAAGAAATCCAAAAAAGAATTTACAGACATGATGACCATTGATGAGATGGAAAAGTACATGGGTAAGAATAAACATATTAGACAGGTTCCTGCGGTACTAAATATTGTAGCGAGTGTAGGTGAAAGAACTGGTAAGAATGACCAAGGTTGGAAAGAAACTCTTTCTAAAATTGGAGAGGCGCATCCAGGAAGTGCATTAGCAGCACAGACTACAAAGAAGTCAATTAAGCAGATTAGAACAGAACAAGCAGTCGCAAATAATAAAAAACGAGTAAAGGCGATAAGAGGAAAAAGAAATGGCTAAAGACATACCAGATTATATGCGAGGGTTTGACCTTGAAGAAGATTGGGGCGCAACCGCAGTATCTTCAGCACCTAAAGTTGAAACTAGACCTACAATAGATAAAAAAGACATAGAAAATTTAGGCGAAAAGACTAATTTAGAAATAGCTAAAGTAAAAAATGATGTAGGGTCAATTAAAGCTATGATGAATGAAATCATGCAGATAGTTGCTGAAAAAGATACTATTACAAAAGAAGTTAATAGTGCGGACGTTGACAAAAGATTTAAAGATATTGAAAAGATTGTATTACCTTTTTTGTATAACTTAGGTAAAACAGACGAACCTTATATACATTGGCCTAATAGAGGACCAATCATTAAGGCACAGATAGAGAAGTTATTAAAACTAACAAGAGGAAAAGAATGAATATTAATCAATTAAGAGAACAATTAAAGATTGACGAAGGAGTTAAGTATGAAGTCTATGACGACCATTTAGGCTACAAAACTTTTGGTATTGGTCATTTGGTTACTTCTAATGATGAAGAATATGGAGCAGCAGTTGGCTATCCTGTTTCTGAGGAAAGAGTTAACGCAATATTTGATAAAGATGTAGAAACTTATATTACCGAATCTAAAAAGGTTTTTCCTAATTTAGACGAACTACACGAAGAAGCACAACAAGTGATTGTAAATATGTGCTTTAATATGGGTGCTCCAAGACTATCAAAGTTTAAGAAATTTGTAGCCGCAGTAAATGACGGTAATTGGTCAACAGCAGCTGTTGAAATGATGGACAGCCGTTGGGCAAACCAAGTTGGTGTAAGAGCAGAGAGATTGAGAGATCGTATTTCAGCATTATCTACTTGAAAGCCTAAACCGATTAATGATGAATTTAAGAAACAACGTGATGACCTAAATGATATGTACTCTAAAAAAGGCATTTAAATAAGGGTTGACAAAAGACTTATATTATGATATAGTATAGTAATACAAATATGAAAGTGAAAATATAATGACAAGCAAATTTAATTTTATTGAGTTAGACAAATCGAATCTTCCAGTAACTAAAGGTAAAAAAGTAGATGGTTTTCGTTTCTATGATATAGAGGGAAAAGCATATCCATCAATTACCACTGTACTAGGTATTCAAAAGAAAGCACAATTACAAGAGTGGCGAGATAAGATTGGTGAGAACGTTGCCAATTGGGAAATGGGTAGAGCGGCCAGACGAGGTAAAGCAACTCACTTACTAATTGAACAATACATCAAAGGGTTAACACCAAGTGAACGAGGTGTATTACCATTAGGTCTATTCAGACTAATCAAACCATATGTAGATCAGATTGATAACATACATTGTTTAGAAACAATTATGTACAGTAAGAAGTTGACCATCGCAGGTCAAGTTGACTGTATCGCTGAATACAATGGTAAGTTATCGGTAATTGATTTTAAAACAGCAAACAAAGAACGACAAGAATCTTGGATAGAGAACTACTTTATGCAGACTACAGCTTATGCACAAATGTATGAAGAAATGTTTGGAAAAGAGATAGAGCAAATCGTTATTTTACTAGCCTCAGAAGACGGTTCAGTTCAATCATTTATAAAAGAAAAGAAAGATTATATGGAACCTTTGAAGAAATCAATTGGTGACTTTTATAAATATTATGAAGAACTAAACAAGGATAAAATTCAAGCAAGTTAATTAAAAAAGTGGCCCACATTTTATCGTAAGAGGGCAAATGAAAAAAACAATAATAGGACTTTTTTTTAGTATATTTGTATTATCAACAAATGTTAATAGTGAAGAACTTTATACAGTAAACTTACCAGCGTTGTGTGGAACTCCAGATAATATACAAAAGTATTTGGACTACAATGGGTTTAAACCTTTTCATCTATCGTTAGGTAGAACAGGTATGAATAAAGAAGGTGAACCAGTTTATATGCTAACTTATATGGTAAACGAAGACTTAACTGAAACTGTTGCTGTATTAGATATACCAAGTAACCTTGAGAGATGTGTTTTGTTTCATACATTTGATTTAATTACTGAATTACCAAATAACGGTTGACAAAAACAAATAAGTGTGATACATTAATAGAGTTGCAACTGTGTAGGTGAAAGCGAGAGTAAGTAACCTACACTTATATAATTAGGAGAATATAATGACAGACGATAGATCAGAGGACGCAAGTTATGAGAACGAAGCTACACCACCATCACCGATGGTATCAATTTCACTAAAAGAATACGACAAATTAAAAGACAAACAGCACTACATAACAGACAAAGGCCTAATTGATATTATTGACAATATGGAAAGACTTTTAAGAGCTTTAAGAAAACATATAGTTAGATCGGATTTCAATGAATAGTAAAGAATTTAGTTTAAAGATAGAGAGTATTGTAAAAGAAAAGAGAATTACTTACATGGATGCTGTGGTTTGGTATTGTGACGAGAATGGCTTAGATACAAGTCAAGTATCATCATTAATATCTAAATCATTAAAAGAAAAGATACAAGTGGAAGCGACTAATTTAAGAATGTTAAAGTTTCCGAAGTGTGGTATGTTACCAATTTAATATGTATGGTGGATTTGATGTATATAAAACTTATCTTGCTGTTAAGCTACACTTTACATCTGGTTCATATGACTATTATAAGTATGGTGGAAAAGTTAATGCCAAACTTGATACATTTACAAAAAGAAAAGACAGATACTTCTTTCACAAATTAAGTAAACAATATGGACAAAATGATATACTTGACTTCTTTGTTGCAAACTTTACTTCGGATAGTAAAGGATGGATCGGTAACTTGTTACAGAATGATGGAAAAGATGTTTACTTGGATTATAGAAAACGTAAAGAATCATTTGCTTACCATTTTAGAGCAGATTGTAATAATATTAGTGATGATTTTAGCAACCGTGGGATTTCTTTTGATGATGGCTTTGGCGTACTTGTGGGTCAACACCCAAGAATGTTACGTTTACTTATTCGAAAAAAAGTTAGTTACCAGACCGCGGTCGTACTCAATCACTTTCTTAACTTTACTACGAATTGGGACAAGGAAATTACTGAGAAAGTTGTATGGCCTGAAATCTCACTTAAGGTTACCAGAGTGAAATCGTTTGTAAATTTTAATGCAACAGAATGTAAATTGATAATGAAGGAGGTATTTATTAATGGCTAAGACAGTATTTTGTGTAGGAAATGGACAAAGTAGAGCACCAATAGATTTAATTAAATTAAGACCTCATGGAAAGATATATGGTTGTAATGGTTTATATAGAGACTTTACACCAGATGTTTTATGTTCAGTTGATGGATCAATGATGCATGAAGTATACCAGAGTGGGTATTGTGATAATAATGAAACTTGGTTTAGAGATTGGAACGCTGTACCAGGTATGACATACAGTAGTGTTGTATTTGCTGGACTATCACAAAAAGAAATAGAAATAGGTAAAAATAATTTTAAGATATACGAAAATAAAAGAGGCGATAGACAAGAGTACGTATTTCATGGTTCATCTATTGCAGGTCAAGTAGGTATCATTAGAAAAATGGCTGAAGGTCAAATAATTGAAAAGAAACAAATTAATCATACAGGTTGTTATGTAAGTTGGCTTAACCCAAATGATAAATCACACACTTTAAAAGAATTAAATAATTATAATATAGATAGAGGTTGGGCTTGTGGCGCAACTAGTGGTTGGGTTGCATTAAACCAGAATAAAGATTTAGAAGAAATATATCTAATTGGACATGATCTAAAAAGTGATACAGATAGTATTAATAATATGTACAAATCAACTATGAACTATGCTGATGCTAAAAACAAACCTATTCCTTCTACAAATTGGACTACTCAATGGTTGACCTTAATGAAAGAATTTCCAAAGGTTAAATTTATAAAAGTAAATCCTAATGGTATAAAAGGTAATACTGTAGTGAGTAGGAATATAGATGAATGGAATACCATGAGTACAAGAAAACAGTTAGAATATTGGAACTTTGATAAACTAAATGAAACCTTTAACTGCATTTAAAATCATACCAGGAAGAAAACAAGAACTCATAAAATTAGATGACTTGTTTGATTTACCTAATAGATCAGATGAAAGTTACTTGGAATATCTTGGTAACGTGTATAAAGACATGGACAATAGAGGTATGGAAAACCCTATACTCGTAATTAGAAAAGAGGGTTATTGGAACAGACTTCCGTGGACAGGAAAAGATACTCAATTAGGTGTAGTAACAGGTTCAAATAGATTTAGATACGCTGTAGATAGAGGATATACGCATATAGAGG